ACATTAAACAACTGACGCCCCAAGTTGCCGCAGGAGACCGAATGGTCATACATTTACCGTCGGAAACTGAAAAGTTCGAAGCTGTGCATTTGGCAAGCGTGGCCTGTTTTATCGAATATTTCCATAAAAAGGGGTGTATAATGGCAGTAGTAAACAACGTCCGGAATTTCATTTTTGACAAATTGAATTGGCGGGCATATTGGGCCGGACATCAAGATTATGCCGAGGCCAAAGATTTGACAATTTTAAATCTTTGGCGCATCACCGATGAAGGTAAAGAGATACACAGTCAGCAGGTATATAATTTTCTCAAGAGGGGCCCTTTTAAACAAAAAGATTTAAGCGCTGTGCCCAACAGTCTATTAGAGGCATATTACAACATATTCGATCATGCTGAGGCTAACGGCATTGCGTTTTCATTCATTCGATATATAGAGGATAAACAAAAACTTTCAGTTGCAATATGTGATTTCGGTAAAGGAATTGCGACATCCGTCAAGGAAAAATGTCACGGGATAGAGGATGATAGCAGTGCAATTGAATTGGCGATGAAAGATCGTTTTACCATTCAATCCAAGACACACAATAGAGGGCTTGGGTTAGGGAACATTCGTGCAGCTTGTACAGAAGAGGACACATTGAGAATTATCAGCAACCGAGGATTTTTAATAACAAAAAGAGATGAAATCAATAAACGAGAAAATAATTTTAATTTTCCAGGAACGTTAATATTTTATGATTTAACACTGTCTCACTTTGAGGATGAAGAAATAATAGCTAACTTTGAACTCGATTAAAAAAGGAGGATAATATGTGCACAATCAATTTAAAGGACATCATGTCTAATCAATCTCTTCCCGATGCGGGTAGCAAATTATTAGATATTATGATGGCCAAACTTAATGCCGGAGAAAATATCATCCTTGATTTGGGTGGCATTCCGTCCCTTCCTTCTATTTTTTTAAATACATCCATAGGTAAATTCATTGAGGAAAATGGAGTGGAATTGCTTAAACAAAAAGTATCATTTGCCCAAATTACCAAAGGTCAAGCAGAGCGATTACAGGAATATATCCGTAAATTCGAGTAACTAATCCATTCGAATTTTAACAAATAACAGCCACCCGTTGAGGTGGCTGTTTTGCTTATCCTATCTTCTTGTGAAGTTCTGTAAACGACCTCGAATTGCGTACCCTGCTGTAACCGCAATAATACGACGATATGGAACTGCAACCCATCCAAAGCAAGATTTACGAAATACGGGGCCAGCGGGTGATGCTGGACTTCGATCTGGCGGAACTCTACCAGGTAGAGACAAAGAGACTGAAAGAGGCCGTAAGGCGCAATATCGAGCGTTTCGAGGGGGACGATTTTATGATCGAGCTCTCGGAGAGCGAGTATAACGCATTGAAAGACAGATTAAGGTCGCAAAATGCGTCCTTAGAAATTGACGGGCGGGGCAAATACCCCAAATATCCGCCGTTCGCCTTTACCGAGGAAGGGGTTGCAATGCTTTCCGGCGTTCTACGTAGCTCGGTAGCCATACAAGTAAATCGGGCCATCATGCGAGCTTTCGTAGCGATGCGGAACTACATCACTACAACGACTACAATAACGGCGGAATTGGCCGAAATACGGGCAAAGCTGGTATTGCTGGAGCGGGCGGACGCCGACAACGCCGAAGCCATCAGCGACCTATCGGAGGATATGCGCAAGGAGCTCGACAACATCTATAACGCCATTGCGGCGCTGTCGGTCAAGATGCCGCAAGCCCACAAGACCGATCATCCGATAGGGTTCAAGCGATCAGACACAGAGGGCGTGAAATAATATGTTATGGCAAAACAATACACGAACCACTTAGTGTTTCGGGGCGAACTTATGAGTGCAAATTCGAGAATATTGCGATTATATCATGAAATGAAGAACGGCCGAAGATCATCCTTTGGCCTTTCTTATAATTAATGTATTGCATCCCAATCAGAATTATGTATACACTTAATATTTCATTTTCAGACTTCTTTTAATTTATTAAATGCTTTAATATGCTTATGGTTTTGTTGAAATTATTAATAATTTTATCTTCTTCTTTCGTCAAACCTTTGATATTGCACCCGCATGTTCGGCAGTATCTGTCGTCGGAAAAATTAAAGTTTTTGTGACCATTTTCGCAAATAAAGGCTTTTCGTTCCTTTCCGAACATGCTTTTACTTGTTTCCCAATGCCCCGTATCAGGTAATTTTTTTATGAATTCGGAGATTTTCTCCATTTGTTCCAAATCATCGTGTTTATAATTTGATTTAGGGATACCTAAACAAGCTACAGCGTTGTGCAATTGCTCGGTAGTAATAAGGCGTAAAATTGCTGAGGGATCAAATAATTGATGTTTTCGAAGTAAATCAAGTGTGATATAGTTTATATTATCGTATAATTCTTTAATTGCTACTTCTCGGTTAACAAGTCCGACGTACTTTGGGAAATAACGATCAAGTAAATTCTGTGCATTGCGGGTATTCGTATTCAAATATCGAGTGAGCAGAGGCTGCAATATTTCATCAATAGGGTTATTTAGCAAATATTCCCATTCATATTCAAAAATGGATTTTCCTTCGTTAACCTTATCGATAATATGACGACGTAGTATCTCACGATTAAGATAATCAAAAGATATTTCACCGGGTTTAATTCGAGACTGGTTATCTGAATTGCTATCAGGTGCATATTTTACACGTACAGCCATTCCAATAGCAGACACCATGAACATGGAATTTCCCTTACCTGAAATTTCTCCAAAATCGAATTTAGTTCCAACTATCGCATTGGCTTCTAAATCTGTTGCCTTCTGTTGCAGGTTTTTTCTTGCCACATCGTATATTTTATCGAGCTTGTTTTGATATGTATTTGAATAGCCTCCAAAAAAGTCAGTAAAAGACGCCGCAAAATCCGAAAATACATTCGCCCCTATTACAATATTGGCAGATACCAATTCAATATATTTTACGATCGTAGCTCCCTCAATAGTATCAGTTGTAGTGATTATAAAATTCTTCATACTGTAGATAATTTAGAATAACTTAAAACCTTTGATTCCCTCTTCAAATTTTATTTGCATTTGTTGTTGGATATTGCAACGAGATTTTGTATATTTAACACTACCTTTTGGGTATAATGGCATTATCCGGCTTTGCTTTGCTTAAAGGGAGCGACAAGATCAAGAATGCGATCCAGACGTTCCCCTTGTTTTTTCAGCTCTTCTTGATTCATACGGAGGGTGTTTCCATGCTGTTCAATAGCAGATAATAAATTTCGTAAGTCCATAGCTGTAATATTTAGGTTCGTAGTTTCTTCAGATATTGGGGTATTTTCTTTAAGCATGGTACCTTCGCCTGTCAACAACCAGCTATATTGTATTCCGAATAGGTCGCTCCATTTTTGGGCGACCTTTTTCCCGAAAGGCTGACCATTCAGATATGCTCCTACGGCCTGTTGCGAAACGCCCAATTTAGCAGCTATTTCAGATTGGGTTATCCCTATACTGCTGAAATGCTCTTTTAATTGTTCGCTGATATATTTATAGTCGGTCATAAGATTATAATATTTCCCTATACATATAAAATATTTGTAATTTTCTATTGTATACAAATAAATTTATTGTATATTTGCATTGTAAAACAAAACTTGCAATGACAAATATAATAAGAAATACCCAAAACTTGCACCGAAACAGTGTTTTAGTTCGAGTTTTACCCTTTGAGGAGTATATTCAAAGCGTTTCCGACCCGACAGAACGTCGGCAGTTGTTTGACAAATTAAAATCATCGATAGGTATTTTGAGCGATGCGACATTGTGGCGCTATCGCAGTGGAGGAATCCGCCCGAATATTCTCCAACGTCGCCAGATAGCGAGTGTTATTCGTCGTCACTCGGGCGACAGCAGCTATACCGCCGACAATCTTTTCCCAGTGGAGTTTTACAAATAGATATAGTCATGACAGTATTATGCATCATATCGGTGTTACTCGCCATATTATCGCTC